AAAAAACCCACCCCCCCCCCCCCCCCCCCCGCTTTTCCCTACGATAACTTGATAATAAAAAAATTCTCGCAGAAAAAAATGACTTGCCTTTAAGTTCGAAGTACAGTATAATCATATATGAAACCTGAACAATAGGAAACAAATGAAACACCGTAAGACGATTCGTAAGCTTGAAGATTTAGCCAATGGCCATGTTGTTCTTGTTCTAGACAAGACACGTGTTCTGGCCAGGCATCTATACCCCACCTATGGAAAAGCCATGTGGGGGGTTCTTGCCCTTGAGGAACAGTATCCGACTATGGAGGTAGAGTACCGTGACGTGCGAAGTTTCCAAGAGGATGACTATGGAGATCACTAAGGAAGAGAGAGATGCATATTGTCTTGGATATACTTCTGTTGATTATGGTTGTATGGTCACAGATAGGTACCCTACTAATCCCTATGATCCTTTATCAGATGATCTATTATGGGAGGCATGGGAAGTTGGGTTTAATGATAGGTTTGAAGACAAGGTAACAGTAATACGTATTATAGAGGATATGCATAATGGCAAAAAAGACAGTATTGATGATTGACCCACCTTCTGGGTGGAAGTATGGGTTTCCGATGCCTCTGCCTGATCCAAGGCCAGAGAACACCAAGGCTTGGTTGGTTGAGCAAGGATATCCCCAGGCTGAGATTGATATTATGAAGGAGTACTTCTACTGCAGGTATTGGGAACAGGAGATGGATGATGATAATCAAGACAATTGCTGATATTCGAGCAGTCAACCATTGGGGCTGGGTGTCTGACGACCAAGATCCCTTCAATGACTATTGGGGTATCGTTAAGCATGAGATACAGATAAAGGATCCCTCTGGTAAGTGGACTCCTATCGAGGTTGTTGATATTAACAAGGATGGAAAAGATGCAAATTGAAATTGATGACGTACTTATGGATAAGCTTGTCGTTGACACGTTAAAGCAGGATTATATTCGTCAGCAGGAAGATATTAATCGCCTGTTGAGCAAGGGTGAACTTCGTGACTTTGAACGTGAAGATCTTTGGATGCACAAGGAAACTGCAGAAGCTCTTGAAACCTTGCTAAAGTACTATATCTATCGTCCTGATGCTGAAAATTTCATTCGTGAAAATAGTGCCAGGAAGCGTAGCTAATGGGTGATGTTGTTAGGTTTCCAAAAAAAAGTAAAGATGAACTCGTAGTGGGATTACCAGATGATGCTCCTGGCTCTGCACGAGAATATCTCAGGCTTTGTAAATATCATCTTACCGATGAAGATTATATCGAAGTCTGTCTTGCTATTCTAGATGAAGAAGAATATGATATCAGTGATAAAGAAATAAAACGTATCGTTGATGCATATAATTCATATTTCTAGTTGCTTTTAAAACGTATAGGTGGTATACTAATCTTATGGTGGTTGATGATGACTACCGCTTGAAAGAGGAACTTTGTTATGGCGCATGAAATCGAAAACGTGAATGGTAAGGATCAGATGGCCTATGCTGGGGAATGTCCTTGGCATGGCCTTGGTACTAAGGTTCCTAATGACCTTACTCCTACTCAAATGCTCGAGGCTGCTGGTCTTAATTGGACCGTGGAAAAGGTTCCTGCCTATGCAGAAATCGCAGGTAAGCAGGTCGCTGTCGGACAGTCTGCTCTTGTTCGCTCTATGGATAATAAGATCCTTGACGTTGTCTCGGATGATTGGAATCCTGTTCAGAACGAGGAAGCCTTTGACTTCTTCAATGAGTTTGTTACTGCTGGTGATATGGAAATGCATACTGCTGGTTCGCTCAAGGGTGGTCAGATTATCTGGGGACTAGCCAAGGTCAAGGAATCTTTCGAACTCTTTAAGGGTGATCGTATTGACTCCTACATGCTCTTCTCTAATTTCCACAAGTACGGGTTCAGTACCGACGTTCGCTTTACTCCTATCCGTGTTGTTTGTAATAACACCCTTACGCTCTCGCTGAATAGCAAGGTCGAGCGGATGGCCAAGATCAGCCATCGTAAAGTCTTTGATCCTTCTAACATCAAGGACATGCTGGGTATTGCTACGGATAAACTTGCTAAGTACAAGGATATGGCTTCCTTCCTCGGTTCTAAGCAAGCCAAGGGTGAAGACATTGTTGAGTACTTCTGCCGCATCTTCCCCGTTACTGGCTCTAATGATATGAAGAAGAAGGAAATTTCCAAGAGCGCCCAGATTGCTCTCGATATCCTTCATACCCAGCCAGGCTCTGAGTATGCAGAAGGTAGCTGGTGGCAGCCTTTCAATGCCGTTACCTACCTGACCGATCACCTTGCTGGTCGTTCGGCTGATACTCGCCTTACCTCCGCCTGGTATGGCTACAATAAGGGTGTCAAGACTCGCGCTCTTGAACTCGCTATCGAAATGGCAGAAACCGTCTAAGGAGAAAACTATGGCTCGTCGTGCATCACTGATTGCTAAGAAAGTTAAGAAGCCTCGTACAACACGGAGTGAGTCTTACTTCATCAATCGTAAGTACATGGGCGACGAGCCAGAGTTTCTCGGGGCGATGACAGAAGGCGAAATGGCCATCGCTTACAATTGGTACAATGCCATGGCTGACAAGTCAGAGATCAAAGAATATACAGAAACTTGGCTCAAGAATCAAAATCGCCTTGTAGAACTGAAGAAGTTCAAATATGTACCTGATGAATGGGTCAATCATACCTGTGGTGCGATCGCTCGTATGATTAGTAAGGGATATGATGTTCCTGTTCACTCTAAGAAATTCTTGGAAGAAACATTTGCATATACTCTTACAAAGGCCAAGGTTCAAGCTGAATCAAACATACCAAAAGTTTCTGTACAAGATCGCATGCGTGACCGTCAGAATGACATCATTGGTGATATCGAAGAACTGATTGATGCTGGAGAAACGTTCTCTCTATATGATTGGCTCAAAGCCAAGGAGATTCCTGCTGCATATTGCCCATCCATAGTTGCTCATTATTCTCCAGTGCTTGATGAACTTCTTGAAACTTTGGAAGGTAAGTGTCCTCAGCTCAAAGAAGCCTACAGTCATTTTACCAAGAAACAACTTCGCGATCGTATCGAATTCTATAATAAGTTAATCGAAGATGCTGAACGCTACGGTAATGTTACAAAGAAAACACGTGCTCCTAGAAAGCCTCGGGCTGTCTCTATAGAGAAGAAGCTCAAGAACCTTAAGTATCAGAAGGAAGATAATACCTTTAAGATCGCCTCTGTTAACCCAGAGAAACTTATTGCTTGTCAGGAGCTTTGGACTTTCAATACAAAGAACAAGGTATTGACTGTATTCCGAGCAATTGATCGTGGTGGACTTCAGGTAAAGGGTACTAGTATTATCAACTATGATGAGGCTACTTCTATCAGTAAACGTACTGGGCGTAAACCAGAAGAGTATGTTAAGAAGGTTCAGGAAGCAGGTAAGATCACACTACGCAAGTTGATGGACGAACTTAAGGGTGATGCTCCCTTTGCTCATCGTATCAATGAAAATACTATCCTACTTAAAATAACTTGACTTTAAAAAGTAAGTAGGGTATACTAAATATATTGCTTGGTTGTTGAGGCGTTCGGAATAGACGATCCAGACTCGGGGGCAGTACCCGACGCCTCCACCATGGATATACAGAGCGACGCAAGATACCTTAGTGGTTGTCGGCGTAACATGCGGTCTTGGTAGTGTTATGTACTGTAGGCATACAGGCTGTATATCTTTGATGGGGGCGAAATAGGCTCGATGGGTTGTAGTAAAGTTACGAAGAGACTAAGTAAACTCGTAAATGCAAACGATAACAATGCATCTCGTTTGGCTCTAGCAGCCTAACATGAGTCCGGTGGGAACTTGGAAACAGAATCCCACCACCTTTTCACGGTTCCTTAGCTCAGCTGGATAGAGCATCAGACTTCTAATCTGAGGGTCGTTGGTTCGAGTCCAACAGGAATCGCCATTATTGGGGGTGGGTGTAAGACACGAGAGAGACTTATAAACTCTTTAGCAGTAGATGACTGTTCTAGACCAGGAGCGTTACCTGGCATCCCTACCATTTCCAGGAGAAAACATGAAAGAAGCGAAGATAGTTAAAGACATTCCAGTTGGTGTCCTAATGCTAGTCCTATCACAATTTGTTTTCTATGGTGTAATATATCTGGCAAAACATCCTCCTTTTTGGGAACTTGCAGGTATTGTTTTTCTTACTCTGGTTTCTAGTGATATGGTCCATTTTGGAATAAGGTTAATCAGAGGATATGAAAATGATACATCCGAATAATTTCACATTCATAGAAGAAATAGACAAATTGTGTTCTACAAAAAATATAGAATATATTGATGCTGTAGTAATTTGGTGTGAGAAAAATAATCTAGAAGTTGAAGTAGCAGCTGGTTGGATAAAGAAAGATCCAACAATGAAGTCTAAAATTCAAGCAGAAGCAGAAATTCTTAATGTTCTTAAACGTGGAGCAAGGCTCCCATTATAAGAGGAATAAGTTATGGGATACCGTAGTTCAACAAGAACAGCATGCGTAGAGGTTGACGTTGATGTTAACCTTGATGACTTTGATGAATCAGATTTGGTTGATTACCTCGAGGATAAGGGATATACCGTTATCGAGGGTAAGGTAAGTACTAAGTACGAAAGTTTCGATCAGCTTGATAAGCAAATCTGGCAGCTGTATCTAACTTACATATCATGCAACGGTGCTGGTCATTTGATGGATAAAGAACTTGGTAATTTCTTCGCAGAGTACTATAACAAAGTAAATGTATGATGTCAGCCTTCGAATGTTATCAAGAGTATCTTGCTCTTAAGAATCATTTCTCAAAACCTACTTACGACTATTTCAAATACAATGGCAAGATGAAAGTTAATCCTGCTTCATTCGATAAACGTAAAGACAAGATATTCTTTCAGAAGCTTGCCAAACATCCAGATGTTCATAGTTTCCTTATTGCTAATCTTTCTGAAAATGAAAAGTCATGGATACGCGACTTGGCATATAGTGAAGAAGCCGAGAAAACATATAAGGCTTGGCTTAAGCGTCAGCAGTCTTTAACATACGTTTTCAAACAAGAGCTTGGTAATCTTGATACCAAATTTAATGAAAACTTTATTTGTAGAGATAACGAACATCCTTTTTTGCTACAGTTGTATCTTGGTAAAAACATCAGCCTTGATACTTTGTGTTTGCTATTAGAATTAGCTGGTGCTAAGAAACACTGGGATTCTAAGATGCAGTACGATTTGATTTGGGACACTATCCGAATCAAAGTTGAGAAGTACTCTCCATTCATTACATATGATAAGGACAAGATAAAAAATATTGTCCTTGACTATTTTGATGAATAAGAGTATACTAAATAATGTTGAAGCGTTTCTTTGATTCGCTTTTATATATTGTCATATATCGTCATATTAAACATACGGAGAATACAATGGTAGATTTTTCTAAGCTTAAGTCAATGTCTGGTAAGAAGTCTCTTGAAGCTCTTACTAATGAACTTTCCAAGGTTAACGGAACTTCAGAATCTAAGGGTTCAGACGATCGTTTTTGGACCGCCACAGTCGATAAGGCTGGCAATGGATACGCAGTTATCCGCTTTCTTCCCTCCCCTCCCGATGAAGATGTTCCCTTTGTTCGTATTTTCGATCATGGGTTCCAGGGTCCAGGTGGTTGGTATATCGAGAATTCTT